AGTTCGACCACTTGCGTGCGCCGTTCCGGCCCCCCGCGCGCCCCGCGGCTGATGTTGTCGGGGAACCTGACCTCGTGAAACGCCATCACATACTTCTCCGGCCCAGCGATACGGCGCGGGCGATGTCGCTCGCCACCTGCGTGCGGGATTGCCGGAAGCTTTCGGCATCGCGGGCCATGATGGTGACGTTGACCGCAGGCGCGCTGGATTGGCCGTAACCTGCTGCCTCGCGGCGGGAGAGCACGCGCTCGCCCTTCTGAAGGATCGCAGGCACCTCGTCCGGCTTGATCCCGGCCCATCCACCCGCGTGCATGCGCGGGGCATTGGCAAAGGCCAGCGTGGGAACCATGCGGCCCGGGCCCGGCGATCCGACCATGCCACCCGCGTGGAGGATGTTGGCGAAGATCCCGCCCGCGCCGCCGAGCGCTCCCGACAGGGCGTTGGCAATCGGTCCAAGGATGAAAGTCCGCGCCGCCAGCTTGGCCAGATCGGCGATCATCGACGTCACCAGATCGCGGAAGTCGAGCTTGCCGGTCTTGACGAACTCGCCAACAGCATTCTCGGCCGAGGTAAAGGCGCCGACCAACGCTTGGCCGATATCACCGCCGATGTTGCGCGCCTTGGCGGCATAGTCGGCGAGTGCTGCGGTCACCGCGCCCCAGCCGGTCGCAGCCCGATCAGCCCCGTCAGCCGCCGCCGCCCCGGCTTCGCGCGCCGCAGCGCCCGCACTTCCGGCAGCGGCTGCGGTGTCTTCCAATTCTGTGTTCAGGGCGTCCGCCGAACTGGCGGCATCTGCCAACGCCGTTTCGGCATCCGATCCGGTGCCGGTCACCGCGTCGCGCAGCGCTTGCCAACTGGCCAGCGGACGCCCGGCGGTATCGGCCAGCATTCCCGCTGCCTCGCGATAGCCATCGGCCCGGCCACGCGCATCGTCGGCCATCGCGCCCAGTCCGAGATCGGGTGGCTCGAGATAGGTGCGAGAGAGCGCGGCTGAAAAGGCATCTGCGGCGGCTGCCCCGGCGGCGGTTGCGGCACCCTCGAACGGGTTGCCGATCCGCACCAGTTCCACCGGGTCAAGCGTGCCGATCCGCACCCCACCTTCGCCCACCGCCCAGTCCGGCAACAGGTCCAGCGCGGCGTTCAATCCGTTGATGAAATTGTTGATGCGCGTGACGACGCCGTTTAGCATCGCCTCGACACCCGAGATCAGCCCGTTCGCGGCCTGAAAGGCGAAATCGCCGATGGCGCCGGGCAGACTGCCCCAGATCGCCACCGCAGCGTCATAGGCCCCCTGGAAAATGGCGGCTGTCCGGTCGCCGAAACTGACGACGCCCGCGATGGTACCTTCCAGCGCCGACAGTCCGGCCGCTTTCAGACCCTCCCAGCCAGCGGCCATATTGGCAAATGCGGCGTCGAGCGCGAGGCCGATGCGTGACCACACCTCCGATGCCAGATCGCCCAGCAGCCGAAAGGCCTCGCCCACGCCGCCGACGCGGGTCACAAGTTGCGAAAACTGATAGACCAGTTCTCCCGCGCCAACGATCAGAGCGCCGATCCCGGTGCGGATCAGCGCCCCGCGCAGAAAGACCAGCGCCGTGGCAAGGCCGCGCACCGACAGGGCGGCAACGGCCAGCCCGGCTACCCAGCTGCCCGCCATGAATGCGGCAAAGGTCGCGGCATAGGTGGCAAGCCGGGCGAGGTTGTCGAAGACTGCGGTGATTGCGCCGCCGATTGGCCCGGTGCCGCGCGCCATATCGGCCAGTGCATTCGCCACCGTCTCCAGCGCCGGGGCGACTGCGGCGGTCAGGCGATTGGTCAGGCCGAGCCAGATCAGGCTCAGCTTGGCGATGGCATCGCCGGTGCGTTCGATCTGCGCCGCGTCGGCCGCACTCACCGCCACCCCGAAATCCTGCACATCTTGCGCAGCCTCACGCAGGGTAGCGGCGTCAATGCGCAGGAAGGCCAGTGCGGCCCGGTCGCCGAAAAGGTCGGATGCCACGGCGGCGCGCTCGGCCTCCGGCACGAACTGATTCAATGCCTCCTGGATGGCGACGATGCGTTGATCGAGCGGCAACGCTTGCAACTCGGCGGCTGTCAGGTTCAGCCGCTGCAAAGCCCCAACAGCCGATCCGGATCCAGCGGCGGCTTCAGACAGCCGCGTGGTTAGCTTCTTGGTGGCCTGTTCGATCTCGCCCATTGAGACACCGGCCAACTCCCCAGCCCATGTCAGCACCTGCAGGCTTTCGACCGTGGTCTTCAGCGAGGCGGCCATGTCCGCTTGAGCGCCGATGACCTCGAGGCCCGACCGGACCATTGCCACGCCCGCAGCAGCAGCGGCGGCGGTGGCCGCCGCCAGCGCGATACCGGCCTTGCGGGCGAAGCTGCCAAGCCGAGCGTTGGCCAATTCCATCTCGGAGGAAAGGCGGCCAAACCCGCGCGTGCCCGCCTCGCCAATTCCTTCCAGTTCGGCACGGACCTGGCGGCCACCTTCTGCGACCAAGCGGACAGAGACCCTCTTCTCAGCCATGTCACTCTCCGATCTGTTCGTTCAGCTTGCGCACCATCACTGCCTCGATCTCGGGCAGCAGTTCGGCGGCGATAAGGGCGTCGATCCCGAGGGCATTGGCCATCGCCAAGGCCCCCCCCATGTCCCAGCCGAGCACCGCGCCGGGGATCACGCGCAGTTGCCCGCCAAGGCGGCCGACCAGATCCCAGACCTGCCAGCCATCTTCCGTCTTTGGCCGGTTCAGTCTTGCGGGGCAGTCTGGGCAACGCCCTGTGCAGGCCGCGCAGTAGCGGTCGCCCCCGCCGAAGGACCATTCGGCAAGGGCGCGGAGACGTTTTTTTCCGCGTCCAGGATCAGGCCCTTGGCGACATATTGGGTCTGGAAGGCCTCGAAGACCGGCCAGATTTCTAGCAGGGCGTCGATGCCTTCGGGGGTGATGGGCACGGCATCACCCGCGTCGTCGCCGACCCCTTCCCAATCCAGCACAGCACGGCGGGCGACGGCCTTGGCCATGGCCAGCGCCATTTCCTCTTGGGCGGCGGTTTCCGGCAGGGCTTCGATGGCAGTGTCAGCGCGGGCCGAAACCATCAACGCGGTGGTCAGGGGTGCTACCTGCAGGCGAAGGCCGGGGGCGATGGTCAGCCAAGCAGGGGCTGCGGTCAGGTTGAGTCTGATCATGTTCAATAGCTCACAACGGTGTTGACGAGGACGGCAGTGCACATGCGGGCGGGGCTGACGGCCTTGGCGGCCTGCCAGTCGAAGGTGGCCTGAATGCCCTGCGGGCCCGGGATCTCGATCCGAGGACGCGGCAGGTAGACGGCATGGGCGGTGAAGGTGAAGCTGGCGTTGGCGCCAAGGCTCCAGGCGAAGACCAGTTCGCAAGGCGTGCCGTCGATGGCCTGCGTGATCAGCGTGCTGTCGGCGAAACGGACCTCCACCCGGCCGGTCAGCGCGGCCATGCCGGGGTCTGCGCCCTCGATACGGCCGTCGGAGCGGATAGTCTCGATCCGGTCGAGGCCGTTGGAATAGGTCACCTCGGCCGAGATGACGTTGCCGAGGGGCGAGCCGTTGCGGGTGATCGCGCCGTTGAAATGCCCGAACCGCTGCAGGGCCAGCGACGTCGGCGTGCCCGCAGCCGTGGTCGCCGCGACGCTTTCGCCCTGCGCCACCAACCGCGCCGTCGCTGTCAGCAGCCCCGACCGCGCCATCTGCCACGACAGCTGATCGCAAACGCAGCCGGTGTACATCGCATAGCGCGGCACCTCGGGCATCGCCGTCTCGATGGCCATGCTCGGTAGTGTCCAGTTGCCGGACTGGAAGGTGTGGGTCTTGGGCGTGGTGCCGGAAGTGACCGGCGCGCCGAAGGCCGCCTTCAGCCACAGCCCGAAATTCTCGACGTCGATCGGCACCACGACATCGCCGTCGGCGGTGACCGCATCCTTGATCGGGGCCAGCGGATCGCGCCCCTGGCCCAGCAGCTCCGAGGCGATCAGCGGCTGTTCGGAGCCGAGCGTGGTGCTGGCGAAGGGCACTGTGCGATAGCCCGAGGCGGGCGCGGTGCCATAGACGGTCTCGAACGCAAGCGCCATCTGCGCCCGCGCCCCATGGGCTCGTGCCATCGTGTTCTCCTGTGGTGAGTGGGGTCAGCCGAGCGGATCGGCCGTGGAATAGTGCAGGACGACCGGAATCACCGCCGCCTTCAGGCTGGCGGCACCCTCGACTGGAAGATCGACCGGGCGCGGCGCTTCCGCCTCGACCCAGTCGCAGAGGCCGCCCAGCGTCCTGTCGGCCGCAATTACCGCGCCGATGCTGGCGCAGAGGGTGTCGAAGGCGGCGTCACGGGCGGCACCCTGTACAACTGCCTCGATCTCGGCCCGGTGTTGGTAGTGATAACGCAGCGGTGACAGTGTGACCTCGGGCTCCCCCGGTTCGCCGTCGCGCAGTATCAGGAGGCCAGCGGTTGGCAGCCGCTCGGGCAGCACGTCACCGCGCAGGGCGGTGGCAGGCAACGCCGAAAGCCGCGCGTGCAGCGCGGCGAGGATGGTTTCGCGGGGGGTGGGCATTTTCTACTCTGCCAGGGGCTGGTTACCATCAGTTTTCGTCGTGTATCCGTCAGTACCGTGATCCCGCGGATCAGTGAGAGGCCCAAGAGTGTTCTATCTTGATCTTTATCCCGACAATCCGCCTGGCTTTCATGCGCTTTCGACATCCGCTGATTGGCTTCCTTGGCTGATCAGGGCAGTCCCGGCCGGCATTCACCCAGATGTCGGGAGAAGGCTGCAGTCTAATTTGAAACACATTATGGTTGGCCTCGAGATGAAGGCTGGCCTTATCGTTCCACATGGGGAGCGGATATCCGGCAGATCAGTACTCTTTGAGCCCTACTTCCAAATCATGAACTTCGAATTCAGCGTTGGGGTGTTTTCGGTCTGCGAAGGGCTTGGATCAGTCCATCACCTAGCAGGAATTGGGGACAACGGCGCCGCAGGCGCTCGGGTCAACACGAACGACTGGATTGCGGCACTTTGCCGAGAGTTCGATCCGACCGGAGCAGCGCAACTTGATGCAAATGTCCGCCGGGTAAAGGAGGTGCGGGACAAGATGCACCAAGATCGCCTTGGCGCGCGGGCTGACATTGACTGGCACGACTTCGGCTACCACGAGTCGTTTATTCCATCCCGCGCAGCATTGCAGCCGCTCCTGCGGAGGCACCTTGGTGAGGTTCCTGGCCAAACCAACCTACTGCTTCCATGATGGCAGCGGCATTGACGCTCGTGCGCCGGAAAAACTTCAACGCGCTTCCACCCACTTCGCCACGATCAGCCCCGGAACCGCGTCATGAGCCCGCTCTGCATCCCTTTCTAGGTCCAGCCGCTTTGGCAACTTGACCTGCGGCACCAGCAGGAAGATCGGCGCGGTCACGAGGCCCCGGCCGGTCTTCGACCTGGACGCCACGGCGCGGCCCTTCGTGTTCAACCGCCCCTCGGCCACCAGAAGGCTCGGGCCCCGGCGGCGATAGATGAACCGAAGGCGCAAGCCGGTGCGGCGTTCCCATTCGCCGGGGGTGATCCGGCCGCCGCGCAGGGACTTGCCCGCGGCAGGCGTGGGGATTGCCAGCCAGAAGCCATTCTTCGAGCGGATCAGCGGACCGGTGTCATGTGCGCCGACGATGACCGGGGCATTGGACCAGACCACGGCGGCTGCGTTGAGGCTGGGCGTAGCCTTGGGGAACTGCTCCGACCGGATGGTGCGAGCGAGCCGGGCCCCGAGCCCCGCGCCGGTGATCTGCAGCCGCCAGGCGGCCTTCAGCGCTGTCCCGGCCTCGCGGATTGCGGCCGAGACCGCGCGTTCGCCCGCCGAGACCTCCGCCGCCATCATCGCGACGATGTCGGGATCGATATCGAGCTTCAGTCTCACGCGGGCCTCAGATCCACGGTCCAGACCAGCCGTTCGCGGTCACGGACGGGCTCGCCGTGGATGAGAAAGGCCTCGCCCTCGATCTCGATGCGGTCGCCGGGGCGCGGGGCGGGCACCTCGGCCACGCGCAGATCGATCCGGGTCGTCTCGGACCAGAGCCGCGCGTCGCCGAAGTCGGTGACGGCATCGGCACGCCGGGCGACGACGCGCACGAGGACCGGCGCGCCGCCGTCGGTGATGTAGACCGCGTCGCGACCGATGTTCGGGTCGGCGAAAAGCGCGCCCACGGCGGCGGCAAAGGCGCTCATCAGAAGCTCGCGTTCAGCCGCACCCGGCCGATAATATCGCTCGCGCCACCCGCCACCGCGACCACGGCCACGCCGATCAGGGTGTTCGAGGTGGTGGTCTTGGTCGCTTCCTTGGCGGTGTTGTCCCAATAGACCTTGTCACCTGCGGCCCAGGCTTGCGATGCGACCTTCTTCAGATCGTAGACGCCGGTGAGCGCGGCCTCGACGGTTTCGCCGAGGGCAGCGGTGCCGGAGGCCACGCCGAAAATGGATCCGACGAGCAGGCCATCGCCGGAGGCGACGGCATAGGGCGCGGTCAGGGTGATGGTATTGCCGGGCTGGACGTAGTTCTTCATGGGGAGGATCCTTGTGGAAAGACGAAGGGCGGCCCGAGTGGACCGCCCGCGTGTCGGGGTTCGTCATGAGGTGCGGGTTACGCGCCCGGGTTCTTGTAAAGGCCGCGCCAGTCGATGGCCTTGGCGCCGAAATCGAGGCGGCACTTGATCTCGACGCCATCGACGTCGAAGCCGTTGCGCGTCTCGATGTAGGCGCCCTGCTGGCCTTCCAGATAGGCGTATTCGATGGTGTCGATCTGGTTGGGCGAGGCCGCCAGATACCAGGAGGTGGCGCTGGCCGCGTCGAGGCGCGGTTCGCTGATCGGCGAGAGCGTCCGGATCGACTGCGGCACCACCTTGGCACTGTCGGCCGGAACGAGGTTCTGGGCGACCAGTTGCTCGGCCTTCAGTTCCAGCGCGGCCGGGACGATCAGGAAGGCGGGCCGGATGTTCAGCACCGTCTTCTTGTCGAGGCCCGTCTGCAGCGCCATCGCCGCCCGCGCCGCACCGACGCTTGCCACGTCCAGCGCGGCACCGGTCCCGGCGAGGTTCTTGTGCGTGGTGTGGAAGAGTGCATTTCCGTCGGCCATCGCCGGGTTGGCGGTGATGATGCCCCAGACGACATCGCTTTCCAGCTGGGCGATGGAGTTGCCGTACATCGCCGGGATACGGGTGAAGGCGTCGAGATCGTCGTTGATCAGCACCTGCCGAGTGATGGCGACGACCCGGCCATAGGTCTTGACCTTGTAGCTCTCCTTGCTCTCGCCGAGCGTGCCGCGCTTGAACTCGCCGCTCTCGCCCACTTCCAGAAGCTGCGGGGCCTCGCCCAACTGAACGCGGTGCATGGACTTGAAGTCGGTGGCAAGCACCTGGCGGCAGAAGAGCGCGAAGGTGCGGGGATAGGCGTCATAGGCCTGGCGCAGGGTCTTGTTGGTGACCGCCGACAGGATCTCGGGGAAGTCCGAGGTCGAGTGCAGCGCCCGCGTCGCGACCTCGTCACGCGACAGGCCGCGCGTGTTGACCCCGGCATTGCCGAGGCTCTCGCGGGCCAGTTCCAGCAGCGCCATGCCGCGGTACTGGCGGGCGGCATCCTCCAGCGGAAACAGCGTCGGGCTGTAGCGGTGCAGGAGCGCGTTCGCCACCGCGTCGCGGCGGGTGATGCGTTCGTCCCGGCCGCCGAGCGGGACGGCGACATGCGGGAAGGTGCGGGTCTCATCCGACTTCGCGGCGACCTGATCGAGGATCAGGCGGCGGGACTCGTCGACGCTGACACCGCGCCTGACCAGGTCCTCGGCGAAGCTGCGCTCGAGGTTCAGGCGGCTGGTCAGATCGTAGATCGTGGAGACACGATTACGCTCCGCTTCGCGGGCGCGGGTCGCGATGACCTCGCTGTCGGGCGCCGGAGCCGGTTCCGGCATTCGCGCGGCGGTCGGTTCGGGGTTTGCCGGGGCCGCGATGGGCGCTTGGCGGGTCTCGGTGCTGGCGGGGACATCCCCAGCCACGGTGGTCGTGCTCTCAGGCATGGATGCCTCCTTTTGCATGCGTGTGTCGACGATTTCGACGGGATAGCTGGCCTGATCGGCCGCGCGGACCTGCGCGCGGGGATCGGCCGGAACGGTCACGAAGCTGACCTCGAGTGGGGTCCAGCGTTCGACGATGCGCTGCTCGACCTCTCCTTTGGCGGCGGGCTCGACCACCTTTACCCGCTCGATGGAATAGCCGACCGAGACGTTGCGGATGATGCCGTCGCTGATCAGGCCGAACATGCGGTCGGCGGCCTGGTCGAGCCCCTCGCGGGGGAAACGAATGGTGGCCTTGCCTTCCTTGCCCTCGATCCAGGCGCGTTCGACCACGCCCACCTGCGAATGCGAGGACCAGACCGAATGGCTGTCGAGCGCCGGGGCCCCGGCATTGAGGCGCGTGAGGTCCACCGCCCGGTCGCTGACCTCGAGGATTTCGTCGAAGGGTACTGAGGTGTCCCAGCCGGTCCAGCGCCGCCGCCGGACGGCCGCGCCAGTGGTGAAGACGACGTCGACGGAGCGCGCCTCGGCGTTGACGGTCGCGGGCAGGATGGGCGCGCGCCGCAGCTGCATCGGCAGGGCGACCGGAGCCGCCATGATGGTCTCGGGCATGGCCCTATTCCTTCTCTGTTTCGGATGCGGGGGCGGCCGGGTCACTGGTCGGCCCTGCGGTCGGGTCGCCCGCCTGGGCGCTGCCGGTCTTGGTGACGCGGCGCGGATCGCTGTCGAGCACGAGACCGAGGCCATCGAGCTTGGCGTTGGTCGCGGCGATTTCTGCCAGCACCGCGTCCGGGTTGTGGCCCTGCCGCGCGATGGCCTGCGCCAGCGTCATCGTGCCGGTCCGGATCGCCAGCAGGTCGGCCATTGCGTCCTTGTAGGGATCGACGGCATCGAACTTCGGCGGTGACCATTCCACCGGGACATCCGGCGTCGGAATCTGGCCCGCCGCCCATGCGGCTTCGGTGAACCAGCGCCAGACTGGCGCGCAGAGCATCGGGATGAAGAGCTGCCACTGGACGGCATCGATCATGCGGCGGAACTCGACGAGCCCCGCCCGGATCGAGGAATAGTTGACCTGGGACAGGTCGCCGGTCAGCAGCTCGTAGGGCACGCGGAACCCAGCCGAGATCGTGTGCAGGCTGGCGCGTTTGTATTCGCCATAGCCGCCGGTGGCGGCGGGTTGGTTGAACCGGATGTCCTTGCCGCCGCGGGCATAGGCGATCAGCCCCGGCTCGAACTGCTCGACCCGGTTCCCGTCGGCATCGATCACGGAGGGTGCGATGCCCTGCTGCGCCTCGTCGTCGCCGAAGACGATGGCGGTGACGCAGGCCTCGGTCTTCTTGCGGACCAGTTCGGCCACCTCGTAATCGTCGAGATCGCGCAAGCTGCGGATCACCGGCGCGCCCCAGGGAACGCCGCGCGCCTGCGTGCGCTGCTTCTCGTAAACATGGGCGATCTCGGTCGCCGGGACAGGGCGCGATCCGAGCCCGCCTTGCAGCGCGCCCCATGCATCGCCCGGATGCGCGGCATGAAGCCAATAGGCCCGACGCTTGCCGACCGGATCGAACTCGATCCCCTGCACGAGGCGGCCCGCGCCGAGTGCGCCGGACTTGGTGGCGTCTAGGAAGTCGGCCTCCAGTACCTGCAATTGCAGCGGCACCGGCAGGCCGTCGCTGGCGCGCCGCAGGCGACGGCGCACCAGCACCTCGCCCGCTTCGACCATCTCGCGGCAGATCAGCGTCTGCAGACCGTAGAAGTCCAGCTGGCCGTCCGCGTCGCAGTCCGCTGTCCAGCGGGTGAACAGGGCGTCGGCCTTCCCGTCCAGCTTGTCGTCTCCGCTCGCGGCGCGCGGCATGATCCCCGCGCCGATGATGTTGTTCACCAGCACCGCCACGGCCTTGGCCGCATGCGGGTTGTTGCGCACCAGATCGCGCATCCGGTCGCGCAGGAGCGCCCCGGCCACGCCGATCTCGGTGTCGGCCGAGGATCCCGGCGCGCGCCAGCCGTCCGTCCGCCGCCCTTTCGACGCACCATCATAGCCGCGCGCCAGGGTCTCGAAGGCCTGCCGTGCCAGCACGCGGCGGGCCGCCAAGCGCGGGGCGACGGAGGCGATGGCATGGTCCATCCAGGTCGCGGGCATCAGCGATCCCCACGGCTGAAGCCCGCCAACCCGGCCACAGGCAGCGGCCGTGTGGTCCCAGCGATGGCGCGTTCGATGGTCCGGATGCGGCCCAGCAGATCCTCTGCCGAGCCATAGTCGACGGATTTTCCATCATAGCTGACCCGGGTCGTGCCGCTGGCATAGGCGCGGCGGAGTGCTGCGAGTTCGGTTTCCGTCCAGTCGGTCATGTCAGAACCATCCTCCGCGTCGGCCAAGCCAGTCCGACTGCCGTTTTCCCTGGGGTACGGCTTGCGGCTGGTTGACCCGCCCCGCGCCATCGATTTCCGTTGGCGCCGCCCCGAGCTGATCCTCGAGGTCGCGCCATTTTTCGTCAGGCCAGCGGTCCGCACCCGCGATCCAGGCCGCCGCGCGGGCATAGACCCGGCAATCCAGCGCCTCGTTCCTCTCGCGTAGCTTCTGCCATTCGAGTTTTGCGAAGCCGCGCTTGGTGCGGACCGTCACCAGTTGTTCGGCCACGACCTGCTTCAGCCATTCGCTTTCCACCCATGTCGGCAGATGGATCGTGCCGGGCGGGAAAGCCGAGCCCTCGGCGCGTTCCTCGGTGGTTGGCCTCTCCAGCCGTAGGAAGCGATATGTCTCGGCCTTGAAGGTCGAGACCGACACGGTCCAGAGGCGCGCCCCGCGCCGAAGGCGTTTGCCGCCCTCGGTTGCGTCGACGAAGGTCGGTCCCGAGACCGGGCTCGAGCGGTTGAACCCCTCGACGCCCTTCACCGGCGACACCTGCGCGAAGCCTTGCGCCCGTGACCAGGAGTAGACGGCGGGGGCCTCGTAGCCGGTGTCGATGGCAAGCCGCGCGATCCTGAGATGCGCGCCGCGTTCATGCGGCCAGCTTCTGTCCAGCATCGCCGTCAGTTCCGACCACGCGTCGTGCCGGTCGGGTCCGCCCTCGATCACCACGTGATCGACGAGCCAGCTCTCCAGCCCGCGACCCCAGGCCCAGACATCGACCTCGATCCGGTCCTTTTGCACGTCCGCCCCGGCGGTCAGGAACAACCCGCCCGCTGGCACCGTGCCCGGCTTCCACGCCTCGCGCCGGTCGTAAAGCCGCTGCCAGTCCGGCGCTTCGCCGCTTTCGACCCATGTCTCGCCGAGGATGGTGTTGCGGAACGCCTTGATCGCCTCGTCCGACCCTTGGGCCGCCTCCCAGCCACGGGCAATGCGGGACCAGCTGAGCCAGCCCACCGGCGAATAGAACGCTGAGAGGTGATATCCGACCGTGGTCGGGTCAGCGGCGACGGCCGTCGCCCGCCACTCACCGCCCTCCAGCATCGCCGTCTTGTGGTGTTCCGCGATGGGCTGCTCGCAGCCCTCGCAGTGATATTCCGCCGTCTCCGGGCGGCCCTTCTGCCAGCGCAGCCGGTCGAACTTCAGCCACTGCATCGCGCCGCAATGCGGGCACGGAACGAAGAACCGCCGCTGGTCGCTGGCCTCATATTCCCGTTCGATGCGCGACAGCCCCCGGATCGTGGGCGTCGAGACCAGCAGCACCTTGCGCCGGTGCGCGAAGGTCAGCGACCGCGCCTCGGCCAGCGTCACAGGGTCGCCTTCCTCATCGGCCGAGGCGGGATAGGCATCGACCTCGTCGAGGAAGATGTACCGCGCCGGGGTCGAGCGCAGTCCGACCGCCGAGTTAGCCCCGGTCATGATCAGGATGCCGCCCGCGAATTCCTTGGACAGCATCGTGTTGCCCGCGTCGCGGGATCGGGCGGGTTTGACCCGCTCGCGCAGCTCGGGGCTCTCGTCGATCAGCGGGTCGATCCGCTGGCGCGAGTTGCGCTTGGCCAGTTCCACCGTCGGCTGGACCGCGAGCATCGGGCCCGGCGCCTGGTGGATCGCGAACCCGATCCAGTTGTTGCCCGCCTCGGTCGCGCCGACCTGCGCGGCCTTCATGAACACGATCCGCTGCGTGGGATCGC